TGGCGCAGGACGTCGAAGAGGTCTGCCCAGAGGCGGTTCACAGCAACATCCACGGCATCAAGGCCGTCGATTACAATCTCGCGAGTTTATAAACAATGGACCTATACGCAGACGGTTCGCCGATGGATATGTCGGCGTATCAGCAGGCCATCAAGAATATCGAAAGCTCTGGTGGCAAATACGGTCTCGTCGGCCCGCGAACGCGAAGCGGCGACCGCGCTTACGGTGCGTATCAGGTCATGGGAAACAACATCCCCGAATGGACCGCGAAGCACTACGGCACTTCGCTGACGCCCACGCAGTTCTTGCAGAACAAGGATGCGCAAGACGCAGTGTTCAACGGCGAGTTTGGCGCGTACCTTAAAAAGCAAGGCAACCCGCAGGACGCGGCTGCCATGTGGTTCTCGGGACGTCCGCTCTCTCAGTCGGCGAACAGCAGCGACGGCTACATCAACACGCGGCAGTACGTTGACAAGTTCAACCAGGGCCTAGGCCAGCCCGGCGCACTAGCTTACGCGGGCACTCCCGGTGCTGCTGCTGCTGCTGGCGGAGGCACGGGCGCAGCCGGCGACGGTGATGCCGAGGACGCCGCTCTCGGCCCTGGCAAGGGCGTGCTCAGCCCCGGTGGCGGTTGGAAATCGATTGCCGATAGCGAGGGTGACAACAAGCTGTCCTCGATAGGCGCCTTGATGGCGCAGGCTGGCTCGGCGCTCGCTGGCATCTCGAACCCGCAGCAGGGGCAAGTCCTCGGCACCCTAGCTAAGCAGATCACCGAGAACAGCAAGCCCACCTACAAGTACATGATGGGCGCTGACGGCACGCTATATCGCATGGACGACAGCGGCGGCCTATCGGCGATCAAGACTGGCTCTGCCAAGCCTTCGCTGCAGCAGGCTGAGCGCGTGCTACCTGACGGCACGAAGGTCCCCGGCACATTCAATACCCAAACAGGCCAGTACAGTTGGGACGGTGGTTCTACTCAGCAGCAGTCGTCGCAGCCAACGACCATTGAAGACCTGCAAGCCATCGATCCGGCACGTGCAGCGGCGGCAAAGGCTGTCTTTGACGGCCGTATAAAGCTCCCCGGCGGCTCGCGGATGACCGCACCGCAGGCACTGCTTCGCCGTGATGTCATGTCTGTGTACCCTGGTGTCGATGAGAGCACTTTCACAGGCCGCAATACGTGGACGAAGAACTTCGCCACCGACCAACCATCGCAACCCGGTGGTCAGGCTGTAGGCCTAGGTCACTCGCGGGAAATCCTTGCGGACCTCGCTGAGAACATGCTCGCTCAGGGCAACTACGGCGGCGGCTTCGGCGTTGGTCATGCGATCAACTCCATCAAGAACATGAGTGCAGAAGATAGCCCGCTAACTCGAACCGGCGCTGACCTAACTGATAAGCTGGTCACCGAAACCGGGCGCCTGTACTCAGGCAACCAGGGCGGCGGCGTTCACGAGCGTGAGCGAACCGCAGAACGTTTCGGCGGCGACGCGCAGAGCCTGACACCAAAGGAACAGGCAGCCCTGCTCCGTGAGCAGCGGACGCTAATCGACCAGCGCCAAGGTCAAGTAGAAGATCAGCGCGACCTTCTGTTTGGCAAGGAGGATGGAGCGAAACGCTTCGACCTCACGGGCGACCGAGGCCGCGCCGCGAATGCACGGCTAGAGGCAGTGCTTGCCAAGCTCGATCCTACAGGCGCCGAAGCTCGCCGATTGGGCGGCGCAGGGGCCGCGCCAGCACCAAGTGGTGGTGGTGGCACCCCGCACGTCTCTATGGACGCTATCGACGCTGAAATCGCACGCAGAAAGAAACTCAAATAATGGACCTGACGAAACTTTCGGACGCCGACCTCATGGCGCTGAAGGCCGGAGACCTCACTAAGTTGAGTGACGAAGGCCTCTCGGCGCTGAAAGGTTCATCCGGCTCAGAAGCTCCTCCGAGCGTCCTGAAGGACGTTGCGATGCAGGTACCCACTGGCCTCAACGAGGGCCTTGCGAACATCGCAGGCGCTCCCGTTGATGCTATGTCGTGGGCGCTGCGTAAGGCAGGCCTGCCTATTCCTGACAACGCCTTCGGTGGCTCGCAGAGCATTAAGAGCGGCCTTGGATACATCGGCGCCAATCCCGCCAACGCCCCGGCTCAGACCACTCCAGGGCAGTTCGCTCGCGCGGCTAGCAACATGGCGGCGTCGGCGATTATCCCGGAGTTGGGCGCGGCTGGCGCTACGAGCATGATGTCGCCAGCGGTTCGCGCGGCCACGCAGGCTGCGCTTGGTGACGCCTCGGCCGCCTCCCTGGCTCGCAACGCCGCTGCTGGCGCTGCTGCCGGCCTCGGCTCCGAGGCTGCAGGGCAGGCCACCGAAGGCACCCCGGCGGAGCCTTGGGCTCGCCTTATCGGCGGGACAGCTGCAGGCGTTCTCGCCGGCGCCAAGTTAGCGCCGAAGCAGGCAACGCGGGCGCTCAAGACGATCGACGAAACGGATGCGGCTGCGAAGGCTGGCTACAACAATCCAGAACTGAAGAACCTCAAGCTCCAGCCGCAGCCGGTCAATACTTTCGGCACGGCGGCCAAGAATGACTTGGAGAACAACGCGTTCTACGCTGAGGACCACGCACCTGTGTTCACACAGCTTAATCGGCTGGAGAACATGCAAGGCCCCGTGGAGTTCGAAAGGCTCGACGCCGTCCGCAAGCGGCTCGGCGAACTGGCTGGCCAGCTCGGCCCGGACTTCAAGTCAACGCCTACAGCGGCGGCGGCTATGCGGGCCAAGGGTCACCTCGATAACTTCATCGACCAGATCGGCGCCACCAACCCGGCACCACAAGCTGTCGGCAACGGCTTCATCATTCCGAACCCTGTTATTGCTGCGGGCAACCCTGCGGCAGCCCGTGCGGCTCTACTGGAAGCACGCGGCAACGCTGGCGCCGCCATCCGAGCTAACAGGGCGCAGACCGTCCTCGACGACGCTGTGACACGCGCGCAGACGAAAAACAGCGCGATGAACGTCCAGAACAACATCCGTCAGGCCTTTGTCCCGTATCTTACCAAGGGCGAGGCCAAGATAGGCGCCTGGACCGACGCTGAGCAGAAATCGATGCGCGCGCTAGTTCGCGGCACCAACCTCCTGAACGCTATGCGCTACGCAGGCAACGCCATGGGTGGCAGTGGCATAACCATTGGTCCCTATGTGCTGGCTGGGCATCCGCTTGTCCCGGCTGCGGGCTACGCGCTCAAGAAGGCGGCCAACATCATGACGCAGCGCCAAGCACAGGGCGTGACCAACCAGTTGCTAGAACGCGCCCCGATCAACCAGCCCATCGTAGCAGCCAATCGCCTTATCAAGAAGGCTAACAGCACGCAGGTCAAGATGGGCACCGTCAAAGGTGCGCTTCGCGGTGTTGCTGCGCAACTGCTCATGCGCAAGTATCAGAACGGCAATGCCTCGTAATCCACTGAACCCGAGGCGTGCTCCTATCAACAAGAAGACTGGACGTAGGAAGAGGACGCGGCGGGTATTCAACGGCAACGGCCCGCGCCCGAGACAAACTGAGCTGATGCTGGCCCGGTGGCAAGACCCAGTGTTCAAGGAGAAGATGCGATGCAGCTTTAACAGGTCGCGCGTTTATAGAGCCATGTATCCTATGAAGTACGCGCGCACCCGCATCCCTGACGGCCTGACACGAGCGAAGGCAAAGCCGCTATGGGACCGAGCCTACGAACTCGCCGACAAATTCATTCAAATTCTAAAGGACACAGGAAGACTGTGAGTCACTACGTAGACGAGTTCAACCTCGATATTCCTGACACCGACGCTGGTAAGGCCGAGCAGTCTTTGCGTGAAGTGTTCGCTATGGCTGTCGGACCGACCGACCAGAAGATCAAAATCCAGGCTATCAACACCGTCCTGGCTTACACCAAATCTAAACCAGAGGCCAAGAGCAAGCTAACCTTGGACAAGGCTGAGGACTTCTTGGCAGCAATCGCGCTGGACAGCAAGGGCGATGACGCCTGAGCAACTTGCGGCGCGCAAGAGGCTGTACAACGACTTTGAGTTCTATGCGAAACACTGCTGCCGCATCCGCACTAAAGAAGGTACCATCACTCCATTGGTGCTCAACCGCGTACAAAAGCGCTTCGTAGAACGTATCAACGATCAGATGCTACGTACGGGCCGCGTTCGCATGGTTGTGGTGAAGGCGCGGCAGCAGGGCCTCTCCACAGTCATTTCAGCTTGGCAGTACTGGTGGTTATCCCAACGTAAGGCGCAGAAAGGCATTGTCATCGCGCACGAAGCGGATGCTACGACTACGCTCTTTGACATGTACCGCAGACTGCACGAAAACGTTCCTGACGCGGTAAGGCCGAGCACGAAGTACTCCAGCCGAACAGAACTAGTCTTTGACCTCCTCGATAGCGGCCTTCGGGTTGCTACGGCTGGCGGGCGCGGCATTGCTCGTGGTGAAACCTTGCAGACAGCACATCTCTCTGAGGTAGCCTTCTGGCCGACAACGTTCGCCAAGCAGAACTTTAACGGGCTGATACAAGCTATTCCTGACGTTCCAGGCACCGCAGTGTTCCTTGAGAGCACGGGCAACGGCATGAGCGGCATCTTTTACCAAATGTACAAAGGTGCCCGGGAAGGCTCCAGCGGCTATGAGTTGTTCTTCAGCTCATGGCATGAGAGCGCTGAGTACCGCGACGATGGCGTACCGCAGCCCTTCATGCGCCTTCCTGAAGAAGAAGCGCTCGTCAAAGAGTTCGGCCTCGACGACGCTCAGCTTTGGTGGCGCCGCCGCAAGATTGCGACGAACGGGCTAGACCATTTTAAGCAAGAGTATCCAATGACGCCTGAGGAAGCCTTTATCTCCACAGGTCGTCCTGTGTTCAACCCAGACACCATCCACAGCCGCCTAAAGAACCCTAAGGCGCCGATCCGCCGCATGGCAGTTGAAGAAAGCTATGACAAAGACAACGGCAAGCCTCTTCCCTTACGCGTGCTCCGCGAACACCCTCGCGGAGAGCTACTCGTCTATCACGAACGCGATCAGAAAGAAACGTATGTCATTGGCGCAGATGTTGGCCTTGGTATACGGGGTGGCATTCAGGGTCGCGCTGAGGGTGACCCCAGCGTTGCCCAGGTGCTAGATAGTCAACTACGGCAAGTCGCTATGTGGCGCGGACGCGTCCACCCGGACGTTTTTGCGGACATACTGCAAGCGCTAGGCTTCCACTACAACGAAGCACTTCTAGTACCTGAAAGAAATAATCATGGGCTCGTGACCTGCGTCGCACTGCGCGATAAGCAGTACCCGAACCTATACGTAGACGTCGCCGAAGGCACCGTTGAGCCTGATCGAGAAACCATTCAGCTCGGATTTTTCACGAGCGAAAAGACTAAACCCCTGCTGATCGACACGCTACGTGCGCTTGATCGCGACCGCGACATAGAAATCAACGACCCCACAACGCTTGAGGAGATGTTGAGTTATGTCGTCACGGAAAGCGGAAAGATGCAGGCCGAAGAAGGCAGTCACGACGATACAGTGATGGCTTTGGCACTAGCAGCATACGCAAGCGGGGGGAAATGGACCCCTGTTGCCAACATCGAAGAACTCTACGTTAGTGCACTTTAACATCAAGTACAACACTCAATCGATTATCTGAAGAAACATGGCGAAGAAACCTAACCGACTATCAAATGAGGACGTGTTCGCTAAAGTTCGACAGAAATCGCAGGATGCTGTCGGATGGGCTCAGAGTAAACTGAGCACTGAACGAGAGCGGGTCACCAAGTACCTGAACGGCGAATGGCCTAAGCGTAACAGCGAAGGCTCCTCGACCTACATCTCCGGGGACGTTTATGACTCCGTAGAGATGCAACGATGCCAACTGCTAGAAGTGTTTGCTGGTGGCGACCACATCGCCCAGTTCGATCCCGACAACGACATGAGCGTCTCGGATTGCCGTGTGGCGACCGAGTATGCAAGTTACATCATCTTCAGGAAGAACGAAGGCTACAACATCTTCAGCAGCACCATCTATGATGGCCTCACCGCCCGCGCTGGTGTTGTGAAGGTCTATTGGGACGAGCATTACGAATACGAGGAACAGACCTTCGACGGTCTCGACGAGATGTCCGCCATGGGACTCGCGTCCCGCGACGACGTACATGAGTTCGATGGCACCCAGGACGAGACAGGCGGCTACAACGGCGCACTTATCATCAAGAAGGACGTAAGCAAGGTCTGCATCGAGAACGTTGCGCCCGAGGAGTTCCTAATCGAACCCTTGGCACGCAGCATCTCTGCGGCTACCTATTGCGGCCACCGCACGCCGAAGACCCGCGCCGAACTAATCGACATGGGCTACGAACGTAAGCTTGTGATGGGCCTGCCGTCAGACGAGGCGAAGGACCTACAGTTTTCGCCTGAAGTGCTGGCTCGTACCAACCCGACGCGCCAAAGCGAGACCTACGACAACCCGCTCCAGACGGACACTGAGTACTTGGTGTTCTACGAAAGCTTTGTACGCCTAAAGATTGAAGAAGACAAGGGCGTGCGCCTCTACAAGGTGTGCCACGCGGGCGACAAGCTCCTGTGTGACCCTGAGGAAGTCGATAAGGCTCCGTTCCTATCCTATGTGCCTCTGCCGGTGCCTCACACTTTCTTCGGAAACAACTTCGCACAGCGAGTGATCCCTGTTCAGAACGCGCGCACGGTCCTATTCCGTGGTGTGCTAGATCACACGGCCACCACGACCAACCCGCGCTACGCGGTGGTCAATGGCGGCCTAATGAACCCGCGCGAACTGCTTGAGAACAGACTGGGCGGTATCGTGAACGTTCGGCGGGCAGACAGCGTCGCGCCGCTTCTCTCGCAGCCGCTCAACCCTTACATCTTCCAAACGCTCCAACTGCTCACCGATAACAACGAAAAGAGCACTGGCATCTCTGCGCTCAGCCAAGGCCTGAACAAGGACGCCATCAGCACTCAGAACTCTAAGGGTCTGGTGGACAACGTCATGAAGGCCAGCGGTCAGCGCGGGAAGATCATGGCGAGGAATTTTGCGTATAATTTCCTCGTGCCTCTTATGTTGGAAGTGATCCGCCTCGCCATCCTGCACGTCAAGCAACCCGAGTTCATCGAGGTCGCTGGCGCCCCGCTACAGTGCAACGTTCAGTCATGGACCGAGCGCAAAACCTGCACCGTGTCTCAGCACCTAGGATACGGCGACAAGGACCAGGCGGCAGCGGACCTCACCAACGGCTACGAGCTAATGTCGAAAGACCCGGCGCTACAGAACATGTTCGGCGGTCCGCAGAAATATTCGATGCTCAAGGACGTGGCGAAGCTCAAGGGCTTCACGAACTTCCAGAGCTATCTCAATCCGAACGCACCTCCTCCGCAGCCCGATCCGCTCAAGACGCAGGAACTGCAGATCAAGGACAAGTCGGCCACAGCAAACCTCGTGCAGGCGCAAGGCGCTCAGCAGAAGGAACAGAGGCTCGGCGCACTGGATGTCTCCAAGCAGCATCAGGCACAGCAGAAGATTGTGCTTGACGCGATGAACCACGACCGCACGCACGACCGGCAAGATGCCGAGGCGACGGCTCGCATCCTCACCGCAGACCAAGAGCTGGCCTTGCAGAAAGACATGGCTGACAAGGATCGAGCAGCCGCAGCCAAGATCAAGCCGAGGCCTTAATGGACTTCTCTGGAAACTACCTGCAGCGATTGCAGGACCTAATCAGCCGTGTGCGCCAAGCGTACGGCTCTGGATCACAGTACGCAGCCCGCGCAGGCGGGATGGGTGCCCCGGGCATGTTCGGCATGATGACGGAGCAGGCGTCTCAGCCTGACATCATGAGCCGCCACGTGACTACGTTCCGCCCGGACATGTCCAAGGTCTCCGACTACGGCAACAACGGGCCGCCTCTTGCACAGGACTCCCCGGCGCTCCAGCCCCAGCCGCAGCCTACGCAGGCCCCAGCCGCCGCTATGGCGCCTAGCGGCGCTATGCCGCCTGCCGCCGCGAGCAACCCGCAAGTCCCGATGCCGATGGCTCGGCCAATGATGCCTCAAGCCGCAATGGTTCGGCCCCAGGTGGGCGCGCCCGTGGTTGACCCGATGTCGTTCTTCCAACGCAACGCGGCCATGATGCACGACCCGGTGACGGGCTCCTTCATCGACCCGCAGAACGCCAGCATTGCGCAGGCGCAGTTGGATCAGAACGGCTCGCAGTTGATCAAGCGCATGTTTGGCTACCTCAATAATAAAGCGGACAACGCGCCTAAGCAGCCTGTCAGCTCCGACGACGACGAATAACGAAGGAAATACTAATTGTCAAGGGCTCTAGAGACCTCACTGGTTGCGCCTGAGCAGTCTTGGAGCACGGATGACGTTTCCGTGCTCACGCTGACCGCACAGGCTGCCGCTACGGTGCCAAGCTCCGACCAGTTCAATCCGGCTGGCAGCGGCATCAAACTTGTTATCGACATAACCGCCATTAGCGGCTCGTCACCTACATTGACAGTCACGCTGCAAGGTAAGGATACGACCTCTGGCAAGTACTACACCATTCTTGCCTCGGCGGCTTTGAATGCCACAGGAACTACGGTGCTGACCGTATTCCCCGGTGCGACCGCATCGGCCAACGTAGCAGCTAACGACATACTGCCGCGCACCTGGCGTGTCTCGGCTGTTGTCGGTGGTTCAGGCCCATCTGTTACGGCCACCATCGGCGCTAGCGTTGTGTCTGCTTAGGTTTGAATGACGAAACGATTGGTCTTCTCGGAGGGTTCGCTTACGAGCTTCTCCGGGAAGATCGCTTCCTTGCGCTACAGGATATGTTCAAGCAACAAGTTGCTGCTGACTTCCTCCAGACCCTACCGCAGGAAGTGAAGAAACGCGAGGGTATACACGCAGCCTACACCGGCTTCTCGGAGTTCACGCGGCTGCTACACCAATTTGCTGAGGCCTATGCGGCCCTATACAAGCAACAAAACGAAGAGATAACTGCTCTCGATGCCCATCAATACTGACGGCACCTACGAAACTGACGACGACGTAATTTCTGCCTTTGAGGACCTACTGAAGAAAGAAGCGGACGCTG